ATGATACTCACTGCTGGTGTTGATGTCCAGCATGATCGGCTGGAGGTCAGCCTCTATGGCTGGGGCGTTGGAGAGGAGGGCTGGTTGCTGGGCCACACCGTCGTCTACGGCAAGATCGGCGATCTGGAGACGGAGAAGGAACTCGATACCGTGCTCGGTGGGCACTGGACGGATACCAATGGCCGAACGCTCCAGTTGAGCAAAGTGTGCATGGATTCGGGCTATAAAACCGATGAGGTCTATGGGTACGCGCGCCAGCGGACCAATGTGTTGGCGACCAAAGGCGTCGCCAAAGCCGCGGCCCCAGCGGTCGGGCACCCGACGTGGCAGGAGGTTGATGTGCAGGGCCAGAAAATCAAGCAGGGCATACAACTCTGGCCGTTGGGGACGCATTACCTCAAGGAGACCATGATGACGCGGCTGCAAAAGTCGGGCGAGGGACCAAAGACGTTGCACTATCCCGCGGGCCTGTCCGAGGAATTCTATTTGCAATTGACCGCGGAGCAATTGGAGACGTTCTACCGTGGAGGCGAACGGCAAGTCCGTTGGGTCAAGAAGCGGCCACGCAATGACGCGTGGGACTGTTTGAATCTGGCCTACGCCGCCGCCATTATTGTGGGAGTCAGAACGATCACGACGGGACCAACGATCCCCTCGCGTGCGGTGGGGCAGGGACCCATCGAGACGCCTATGCCGGGGCGTGGGATGGTCCCGACGGGGACGATGAACAGGTTGTTAGGGAGAGGAACCGGATAGGGGTGACTTCTTCTGTGATGCCGCAAGGCGTTGAGCAGCCGACAATAATGGCAGCAGCATAGGCCGTGACTTCCTCTGTGATGCCGTAAGGCGTTGAGCACAGTCTGCAATGAAGCCGCGTATCCGTCGAAAGTTGCGTGAGACCCTCTGTGATGTCGTAAGGCGTTGAGCACATGCCGACCGGGACCATGACCCGATTGTTAGGGCGATGACCGGCACGGGACGCGGGACCCCAGCCAGGGTCCTCCCCGCGGTGCGCTGACACAAGAAACCTTTCAGTGAATCTCTTGCACGCGGGTGGCCCGCGTGGCATCATGTGAACGCAAGGCGACCCGGACGATGTTGGTTGCATCGGTAAAACTCCACGCTGTTTTCAGGTGTAAGGGTCAACACACACGGGGATGTCCCATACATTCCCGTGTGTCGTCTCTAACGAGCACGCCTACGGGACCGCGCTCAAGGTGATTCCCTCTATGATGCCGAAAGGCGTTGAGCACAAACTCCCCTCACTCCCTGAGATCACCATCAAAATTGGGTGCGAGGAGATTCCGCTGCAGTCGCGGTCCGCGGCCATCGTCACGTTACTGGCCCGTCACCAGTCGGCGGTCACCAGTAGCCCGACGACCAAAATCATTTTCGATTGCTCCCCGCGTGAGGTCGTCATTTCCGTGCAGCCGAAATTAGGGCGCGTCAAGGTGGGCAAAAAATAAGTGAAAATGGGGGGGGGGACATATTCACTTCTCGTTGAATGCTCTCCTTTCTTCACTTTCCCAAAATTTTCTGAGCTGTTTTGCTCCCTCTACGATCGAGGTCGGCAGCTACCGGTGTGGACAGCAGCAGCTTTTCGAGATCTTCCCGCTTGATGAAGATCTTCCCGTCGAGCCGGTACGCGCGGAGGCGCTGTGCGTAAATAAGTGCTTGAATCTTACGCCGCGAAATCGGGTATTCCCGAGTGCACCTAGTCAGATCCAACCACCCTGCCTGTGTGTGATTTTTCGCGTCCATTCCCGTAAGATACCGCTGACCTGAAAAAAGACAACACTTCTAGTGATGCTTTGGGCGATTTATTTAGTTACCTTTAGTGGTTCTTTAATCAACTGCGTGAAAGGCGCATCAAAAAAGACTTTTTTTCAGTGAATATGCCCCCCCCCCCATTTTCACTGACGTGCCATGCGCTCCTTGAGGTCCCGGAAGGGTTTTTGCCGGGGCAAAATATAGAGTGGACTATTTTGCCCCTCAGCCTCGTCTTGACATCACCTGCTGTTTTTGCTTACTATCGCCCCTGACCGCGGTATCTCCCGGCGGACGCCGGGCATTGTTGGTGCCGTAGCCCCTCCGGTGGTGACACCGGTTGAGATTTCGAGCTATCTTTTGACAAAGACGCTCCTCGGTTTCCCTGCCTGAGGTGCGTCTTTTTTTTATCTGTTCGGGTCCCCTGGTCGTCCTACGCACGCCCCTCGGTGGTGTCACCGAGGGGCGTTGCTTCGTGGGGACGACGTGTATTGTACACAGGCCCGTATCGATCAGCTCACCGCCGAGATCGCCGCGATTAGCACGCTGATCGTGCAGCTCGCGCACGCGCCGACAACGGTCGAATCGAAGGTCATCTCCTACACGGTCAACGGTCGCCAGGTGACCCTCAAAAGCTCCGCCGATCCTGGGCAAGCCATCCCCACACTCCGCCATGCACGGGACAGCATGCTGGTCGATCTCGCCCGCTGCGAGGCCGGCGGCATCCCTCTTTTTTATGGAGTTCCACGCTAATGGCCGCCGCGGCCTTCCGGACCAGTATCCTGGATGCCGACGGCTCTCCGTGGCAGCCCACGCACGCGCAAGCGCTGCGCATCATGGGCGACGGCTATAAAGGCGGGTCGACCGCGCGTCGTGCGGGGACCCTCTGGCACCCGATGGGGGGGTCCGCGGACCGTGATTTCCTCCCCGATCAACGCAGCCTGCGCGCCCGCTCTCGTGACCAATATCGCAATAATCCCCTGGCCAAAGGGGCCATTGATACCCTCACGACCTGGGTGGTTGGTGATGGCTTGCAGTGTCGGCCCCGGCTGAGCCGCGGCGTGTTCGCGGACGCGCTGGGCTGGAGCACGGAGCAGGTCAAGCGCACGCAAACGCTCATGAAACGGGAGTGGGAGTCCTTCGGCGAAAACGTCGAGTGTGATCTCGACCGGATCGGCCCCGACGTGTATGCGCTGCAATCCCTCGCGTTCAATAGCGCTCTGCAATCGGGGGATATCCTCACGATGCTCCCGATGGTCAAGAGGGCCGGTGGGGCCTTCGAGACCAAAATCCAATTGGTCGAGGCTGACCGCGTGAGTAATCCCACGATCCGGCTGGATACCGAGGAGCTGAAGGGCGGGGTGCGTCTTGATCCGTATGGTGCCCCGTACTCCTACTTTGTCCAAGAGTCCCATCCGGGCGATCTCTCCCGCTTTGCCTGGCGTGAGGTGCGGGCGTTCGGGCCGGTGAGTGGCCGCCGCAATGCGTGGCTGACGTATGATCGCGTCCGCCCTGGGCAAACCCGTGGCGTTCCCTATCTCGCCTCGTGCCTGGAGCAACTCAAGCAGGTCGAGCGCTACACCGACGCGGAACTGATGGCCGCGATTGTCGGCGGCAGTCTCACGGTGCTCCTCAAAACCCAAGGCGCCCAGGGATTCGCCCCTCCGGGGGTGCAGATGATCGCGAGCATGGGGCCTACGCAAACGCAGCAGGTCGTGAATTCCTACGCGCTCGACTACGGCGCGTTTGTCCCTCTGCAACCGGGAGAAGATGTCGAAATTGTTGATCCGAAACGCCCGAATACCGCCTTCGGCGACTTCATCAAGTCGATGGTCGAGCAAATTGGTGTGGGCCTGGGCATGCCGTTTGAGCTGCTCATTAAACATTTTACGGCCTCGTATTCGGCGAGCCGAGCGGCGATCAACGAATTTTGGAAATACGTGCGGTTCCGGCGCTGGCAGTTCGCGCAAATGTGGTTGTCGCCGATCTATGAGGCGATCATTACCGAGGCGATTCTCACGGATCGTCTCCGGTTGCCGGGATTTCTGGAGGACGTGCAGCTCCGGCACGCCTATCTCTCGGCGCTGTGGCTCGGTCCCGTGCCGGGGACGCTTAATCCGGTCCAAGAAGTCGCGGCGGCCGAGCGACGGATCGCGTCGGGCCTCAGTAGCATCGAGCGTGAAGCCGCGGAAATGCAAGGAGTGGACTGGGAAGAGGTGCACGAAGAACGCGTCGATGAGGTCGAGAAACGACGCGCCGCGGGTCTGGAAGCACCACTGTCCGTGCCGCCGGTACGCAGGAGCCCCACATGAGTACCGCGGACCAGCTCTTTCATCTCCCCCACGTCGCCACACGGCTGTTTGAACAGCCGTTAGCGATTGAGCGCAGCAAACTGCATGTGATTGCGTCCGTGCTCGCGCCCCGCCTCGGCGTGGTGCTGCATGGCCTGTCCACTGAGGCGCTCCCACAGGCCCGGACCGCGCCGCGATCCCCAGAGACGGACCGCCCGTATGCCGTGGTAAATGCGAAGGCCGTGATTCCCGTGTTTGGCACGCTGGTGCAACGGGCGGGATCGATGGAGGCGCTCAGCGGACTCACGAGCTATGAGTCACTCCGC